TGGGAATGCTGATAACAGCGTCCACAAATTCGATGTCATCAATAGTCATCAAGTGTCCTCCGGGAGAATGTCCGCATATTTTTGGGTAATCTGTTCTGCTGTCTGCCGTTCGCCAAGGGGATTGTCCTGCACAACTTCCAGCTTGCTTGCTTCCACCATACCGTCATGGGCCTTGCTCCAGTAGATACTCAGGATGGGGTTGACGATCCCTTCTGCCCCGGCTTGCTCATGGACAGACGCAAAGAACTGGGTGACATCTTCTGCAAACCTCTTGTGTTCTGGAGTGCCGCCCTTCCCGGCTTTCCATGCAGAGATTCGACCCTTGTCAATGCCGATGGCAAAATACGCATTCATGTTGTTGGGGATGATGCCATGTTCTGCACAGTATGCGAGGTAGGTGTAGAACCGGTTGTACAAATCAGGCACATTCTTGCAATCAACGCCCTGCCGCATCTTGAGCATATCGACATGGTACTGGACAAAGGCGGTCACCCGCTCATCGCCCATGTGCTGAATGGTCACAGCGGTTTTGTTCCGGTTCTGAACAGCAATGCCGGTAACAGGGTCAACCAGAACATTGTTGGCCTTGGATAAGTTGCTCTTCTCACCCGGCTTGGCGCGGGGAACTTTGTCTTTGCTCCCCTTGGGCCGTCCTCTCTTTCTGGGCTGGGCCTCCTGCTGCTGCCGTTCCAGTTCTGCAAGACCTTCCAAGATTTCAGGATTCGGAATCGCTATCGTCCCCCTTCTGCGCTTCTTCTATGTCTGCGTTAATGATTGCTGTGTGTGCGTTAAACAGCACCATAGGCACAATGGCGAACAGGATAATCCACCATTTGTCGAAGCGCCAACTGCACCACACAAACGCCAGAATGCTCAGTGCCGCAATGATGGTATCCGTAATTGCGAACACAATGTTTAGTGCAAGTAACTTACCTGTCATTCTGCTCCTTCTTCTGCCAGCATCTCTGCTGACCGTAGATGCCGATATACTTTCTCGCTTTGCACCGTTCCCAATCAGGGAGGCGATTCAGGATTTTACCGATGTCTTTGCTTTCTACTAGGCTCGGTTCTTTTGGGAAATCAGGGTTAGAACTCAGGGCCTGATGGCAGACCTCTCGCACACAGGTGAATTCTCCGGGGTTCTTTCGGTCGAGGAAAGCTTGAATAGCGCCGACTCTCCAATCATCCTGCATGGCGGCATCCTGCGCTTCCTGATAGTCCTTGAGCAGCTTTCTTTCTGCAAACGGTTGCATTGACTTGTCGTGAATATGCTCCCTTGCTTCAGCCCAACACTGCATGATGTAATCCCGGATTTCCTGCTCGTGGTCATAGATGTCATACCCCACGCAGTTGACTTCCACGGGATACCAACGCCTGTTGCCGGTCTTGTCCACCAGAGGGCTGCGGTCATTACTTGTCGCGACAAAGGTACAGCGTCTGTATAGTTCCGTGACATTTCGATCATAGGGCTTTCTGTAGCTATCCCTCTGCCGGGAGACGAAAGCTTTGATGGCCTCCTGATCTTTGGCTTTGGTAAAAGCTGACATTTCCGGGATTTCCATTATCCATTTGCCGGACAGATTCTCGATGGCAGCTTGCCCTTCCATGACTTTCAGCTCACCGAAGTAATCATCATTGACTGCGAGATACCTTATCAATGTTGACTTGCCGCAGCCCTGATCGCCCATGAGGATTGGAACATCTTCAAACTTACAGCCGGGTTCATACAAACGATGGATTCCACCGGCGAATATCAACCGGGAGACCTCTCTGGTGTAGGGAGTGTCTTCCACTTTCCCCCACTTGCAGAGGAAATCACAGCACCGGCTTTCTCCGTCCCATTGAATGTTGTCCACAATGTCACGGATTGGATTGTACCGCCTAGCCTCAAACAGAATCCGTAGAGCAGATGCGTGTTTGTCCTTGGAGTACAGACCATATGTGGATTCAATATAGTTCATGCTCTGCGCTTCATCCGCATCAGACCACGGTACGATGACCGGCTTGCCGTCCTTGACCATGTGGACTTCTGCCCGGTTTCCCAGTTCGTTATACCGGATGTCCGCATAGTGGGAATCCTTCTGCATGATTTCCACATAGTTCTCAATCACGTTCTTGGGCCGGTCATCGTTGTTCAGCTTGAGCGCTACTTCCTTCTGTTCTGCAAGCTGTGTTTCCTCAAACAGTTCCGGGTTAGCCTCAATGAATGTTTCCCGCGCATAACCCTCTGTGGTCACGCCTAGGCTCAGAAGGGCATCAACTGTGGCAAGGATATCGCTGGGCATATACCCGTGGGATTCGCACTTCTTGAGGTCTTCTATGGTAAAGCCTAGCTCGTCCAAGCGCCGGATGCTTTCGCCACGGCTTAGTTTACTATTCCTTGTACCCGCAGCTCACACCCCCGAACCACTTATAGGTAATGACATACTTACACTTTCTGCAAGTATAGACCGTCACGTTTGCTACGCCGCCAACACCATACTTTTTAATCACATGAGGTTCTGGGCATTGGCGAACACAGCAAGGGTTATACATCTTTCCTGAGATATCGTCCCTGACTGGTGCGTAGTCTTTCAGCGGACTGCCGCTTTGAAAATTGTCATGAACAGTTCCCATGCCTGATCCTTGTCGAAACCGGCGCGGAGGAAGGAAGAGTAGATGTCAAATGCGTCTTTGGTTTCCTTGTCGGTCTGAAGTCTCATCCTCATGTCTTCAAGCTGTGCGGTCTGCTCATTGATGCGGGTTTCCAAATATTCGATATCGGTCATGTTGGTTCCTCCTCTGCATATTTTTCTGCCGTCTCAATCATCCAGCCAAGATACACTTGGGCTTTCTGCAAATCCTGCAAGCCTCCCTTGGTTTCCCATCGCCAGATGTATTTCAGGACATTGCCCTTGCAATAATCAGCGAACCCAGCAGGGCACATACTTGCTTTGATTGCTTCAATGCACTCGATGCCGCCCTGAGTGTAGTGAGAGGGGTGCGTCACAGCGTTATCCATTGTCCACCATCCTGTCTAATGCTTCGCGCATTTCGTAATGAAGAATGTCTCTGATTAGCTTGCCGCCGGTGTCAGGCCGCTCACACATGGAAATCATACATCCGTATCGAGCGCTCCATGTCAGGAGAGACGCTACCATGCTCTGGGGCTTTAGCTTGGAGCGGTATGCCCCGGCATATGCCCCTTCCCATGATGCCTGTTCTATCAGGAGGTAGAGCCGAATTCCGTGTTCTCTGGCACGATTAAATTCAGCCCTGAATCTTTCCCGCTCCCGTGTGAAGTTGCCGGAGATTTCCGTCAGGCTCATTTTCCTCTCGACAGCAGCGGGAACATAGAACCAAGTGCCGTCAGGAAGAAGGGTCTTCGCTGTGTAATCCCCTGCGTTAAGCGTTTCCCGCTCATATGGCTGAAGATATCCGAGCCGCTTTTCTAGGGCTTTGGTTGGTTGCTCCCTGCGATCCACGCAGTAAACCATTGACCGGAGACATTCTCCTGCTTCTATGGGGTCAAGCTTCATTTAGAAGGGCAAGTCATCTTCTGACCCGTCTTCTTCGGTGAACACAGGCGTTGCCGGTCGGCGGTTTTCGGGAAGAGGCTTGTCCTTCAGCAGACGGAACTTGCCATCGCGGATGTTGTCGATGCTCTCAGAGCCAGCGGCCTTGGTAGTCCAGCCGGAGCGACCGTTCATCTCCCATTCCTCGTTGCGATAGATGAGGCCGACCTTCTTGCCCTTCAGCTTCTTCTCATCCCAGTCCCATGAGAAGCCGGGGTTGCTCTGCTCAATGGCCCAGATGAAATTGGAGAAGGAGCGCTTCTTCCACACATCCTGTTCGGAACCGTCATCCTTGGGGAGCTTGAGTCGGAACGTGCCGCGCCACTTCTTGTCCTCGCGGTCGTTGTTCTCATAGTCCCTCTTGAAGATGCCCTCGTAGTCACCTTCGCAGACATCGTGGGCTACCACCAAGGTTTCGCCCCAATCGTTAGACTCGATCTTGGCGCTGATGATCTGGCATACATAGCCGCCAGCGGGGAGGGTTTCACGCCCAGAACTGCTTCTTTCTGCTTTGAAATCGGAATACTGCTTCATTCACTATCTCCTTATAAAGATTGATAATAGATACCGTCTACTTCTCCGGTATCAGGGTTTACAAGAGGACACCACCCGCCAAACGTGCGGTCATCCAAGATGTACTCGCCGGTCTTGCGGCATTGCTTTCTGGCATAGGTTTCCAGTAGGGGGCATCGCGCACAGCAGACTTCTCCGCTGAATGTGATTTCTACTGTGCGCTTGATGTAAGACAGGCACTTGCTTTCTGTTGCCATTACAGCCCCCAGTATTCACGGACACACTTGTCAACATACCCAAGGTCATTCGGTATCTTGATGCCGGGGAACATCCCTTCTGGCGATTTCGCGGTTGTGTATCCGTCAGACTGCGTGATGAAATGATGACCATCGCTATCCACATCCGCCAACAGAACAATGTCGAAACAGCCCTCAAGGGTGAGGTACTGGTCAATCATCTTGCCGACCGTCTTGGCCTTAACTTTGCCCGTGTTCGCGTCAGTTTCCGTGTGGTGCAGAAAGTATACGACAACATCATCCGGTAGCGCAAAGTTAACATTGTGGATGAGGTTGCGGAAATCAAGGGCCAGGTCGGTATACTTCTGATAGCCGGTTTCCTTCGCCCGGTCAAAGAGAGCATTGACCATGAGGTACTGCGAGTCATCGATCACATACCGCTTCAGCTTGGGGTCTTTGAAGATGGTATTGATGTCCTTATAGGTCGCTCTTTTCTTGACCTTGAAGTCACCCTTGAACGGGAGCCTACCCTTCTCAACGGAGAAGATGCCGGTATCGGTGGGCGGCAAGCCCTTGATAGAATAGGATTTGCCGCTCCCGCTCTCCCCTTCAATCAGAATCGGTACGCCCATTCTCGTCCCCTTTCAGCAGTTTCTCCACAATGTGGAGGATGCCATTAGTCACCCCGGCGGCATATGCCGGATTGCTCTCAGCCGGGAGTAGTTCCATCATGGCATCGTGTTCTGCTTTCAGAATGTTTTCTTTACTGTAGAACATCACTCGTCTCCTTTCTTGTAATCCACTCCGAGTGAGGGAGTGCTTCCAACCATCGGCAGAATTCACGCCACTCTGGGAGCCGGTGATCATGCCTTTGCCGATAGATTGTTTTCAGTTGCCGGTAGTTTGTGGTCATTCGTGCGGTCAGCTCCATGCCGGACGGCAGATTGTAGAGCAGACGCAGATAGCTTTCTGCACACGGATTCTCCAGATATGCTTCCTTGAGCCGCTCACATTCTGCCTTGGTCGCTTCCGTTACATAAGGATTAAACGCCTTATCGAAATCCATTCTTGCCGCCCTGTGCATGGTGCTTTGGGCAGAAACGAAGTTGATGAAATGGTATCGCTCCATCTCTACCCACATCTTGTTCGTGCAAGTCAGGTCGAACTGCACAATGATGCCGTTGAGGAAGTTGTCATGGCCCAGACCGGTTTCTGCAAGGCCAAGGGTATTGATGCCGGTGGTGATCTTGGAATCAAGGATGGTTACATCAACCGACATGGGGAACTTGGCCCCGCGCACGGATTCGTCAAAGCCGAAAATGTTAACGTGGTCTACTCTCAAATCTTGTACCTCCGGGCCAGCTTTCTCACTTCTGCCTCATACTCTGCCGGGGAGAGGTTCATCGGAATCTTTCTCTTGGCCTCCGCATACCGGCGATACCGCTCGTTCTCTGCTCTCTCGCGGAGCCTAGAAATCGCCTGTTTCATTGCCATAGTAAACATCACCGTCCCCTTCAAAATCCTCCTCTTCATCATCTTCTTCCCAGTCATCCCAAGGCCGGGGCTGGTTCCAAGGCGGATAACCAGTCCTCAACGCACAGGCGATGATCGGGTCATCAGGGATGTTTTCTATTTCACACCCTCCTCTCTTTCGGGAATACCGAGTTCTCTGCGAATATCGCTGGCGGTGCGCTGAGAAGTCACGCCGCCGGTCAGGATGTCAATCCACTTGGAGCGGAAGAACTCGATGACATCCGATTTGTACACGATTTCTCCGGTGGTCTCTTTCAACTCAGGGGCTTTGCCTTTCTTCTTCATAACGCTGTAATCCTGCGCTCCACGGAGAATGATACTGGTTGCAATCTGTTTAG